GATAAGGAGAAGCGTCCGGTTGGTCGTCCGCCTGGCGCATCGTCAGCGCGTGATAAAGCACCGCCGCCGCTGGTTACGATTGCGAAGCGTGCGAGCTAGTGGCGCGCACCGCTGCGAAGCCGAAGCCGAAGTGGTCGAACTATTCGGACGGCAGTCGCGTCGATCACTTCGCGTGGTGGTGCGAGACTTATCTGATCCAGTCGATTGACCAGTTTGCTAATGAGCCGCTCATTCTGGAGCCGTGGCAGATTGACTTCATGGGCGAAGCGCTGGCGATGGAATCAGCTGACGGGTTGACGCCAAAGTGGTCGAGCGTTGCCCTGTGTGTTAGTCGCAAGAATGGCAAGACCGCGCTGCTTGCTGCGTACGCGCTTTACAGTTTGCTGACCGATGACACGCAGCCGGAGATCCTGCTCGCAGCCGCGAGTGATAAACAGGCCGGCAGGTTATTTGATGCTTGCACAGCGTACATTCGTAAGAATCCTGCGCTCGCCGGCGACGTTGTATTACGTGACTACATTGGCGAGATCGCGCGTGCTGATGGTGGCGGCAAGATTCTCCGCATGGCGTCGGACCCGAACACTCTGCACGGGTACAGCCCGAGCCTAGTCGTCGCCGACGAACTCCACGCCTGGACGAAGCCAACCCAACGCAAGGCGTGGGCGGCTTTGACGACTGGCGGTGGCGCTCGAAAGAAGACACAGACTTTCACGATCACGACCGCCGGCGACGCCAACGAGCGAGACACGTCGATCCTCGGCAGGATGGTCAGCCGCAACGAAGCGGTTGGCGATGTCGAGAAGACTCCGGGCTTGACGATCAGCCGAAACCATGACGCGGCTACCCTGATCTATAACTACTCGGCGCCCACGAAAGACCCTAGTGATATAGCCAATATGCGGCTCGCCAATCCCGCATCGTGGATCACAGACGACTACCTCCAGCGCCAAGCCAACAACCCGGAACTCTCAATCGAGGAAGTGCTACAGCTGCACGGCTGCGTCTGGGTCGCAGGCTCGTCGGCATGGATCAGCGCGGACTGGTGGAATAACGCGATCGAACGGGATGCGAAGATCCCGGACGGTGCGCGAGTTTCGGTTGGGATCGATGTCGGCATCGTTCACGATGCGACGGCGTGCGTGGTTGCGTACCAGCGTCCGGACGATGAGAAGGTGCTGATTGAGGCGCAGATTTGGACGCCACAACCCGGCAAGAATGTTGACCTCGCCGATGTGGAGGCGCACCTTCGTGAACTGACAGGGCGCTACGCGGTCGCCGGGGTTTTCTACGATCCGCGTTTCTTCGAGCGTTCCGCGCAGGCGCTTGACGATGAGGGCGTGACGATGGTCACGATGGTCCAGTCGTCGGCGATCATGGCGGATGCGTACCAGGCTTTCTATTCGATGCTCGGTGAAGGGCGCATCGTCCACGCCGGCGACAACGCCGAGCTCGCGGCGCATGTCCTTTCGACGGCTGCCGCGCAGACGGATCGCGGCTGGAAGATCAGCAAGATCCGTCAGCGTCAGCGCATCGATGCGCTGGTCGCTGCCGTGATGGCTAACTATGGGGCTATTCTACAAACTGAGGGGGAGCAAAGTGCGCCGGGATTCTACGCCTTTTAGGGCGGCTATCATACTAGTACAAGTGCTAGGTGCGATCATTGTCTCGGCTGGTGTCGGGATGGTGTTCATACCGGCAGGAATCATCCTATTCGGAGCGTTCATGATCGCGTTCGCAGTAGCAACTGAGAGGAACTAAGAATGCTAGGCGGACTGTTCAGGCGCACCGATTCCGAGGAGCGATCGATTTCGTTCCAAACAATTTTTGCCTCTGGCGATTCGCTGGCATTGACAACCAACTCGGGCGTCACCATGAACCAAGACGAGGCGCTGAAGCTCGGCACCGTCTACGCCTGCGTGCGCCTGATCGCCGACTCCATCTCTACGCTGCCGATTGACACGTTCCGCCGCGATGGCACCGAGCGCGTGAACTATCCGCGCCCCGTCTGGCTGGACTTGCCTGAGGTCGGCATGTCGCGGACCACGCATTTCTCGCAGGTGCTGATCTCGCTGCTGATGAACGGCAACGCCTTCATTCGGATCTTGCGCGACGATCAGGGCATCGCTGGCCTAGTCGTCTTGAACCCGCGCAAGGTCGAAGTCCAGCGCAACAACGTTACCCGCCGCGTCGAGTATTCGATCGACAATGGTCGCGAGATTGTCGCGCACGACGAGATGATGCACCTCACCGAGCTCTTGCTGCCCGGCGAGTTGCGAGGACGTTCGCGCATCGATCTGATCCGCGACACGCTCGGACTCGGTAAGGCGCTCGACACGTTCGCCCAATTGTTCTTCGGGCAGGGCAGCACGCTGGGAGGCGTGATCGAGTTTCCGGGCGCGCTGACGCGCGAGCAAGCCAAAGACCTAAGCGACTCATTCGAGGAGCAACACCGATCCGTCCGCCGGTCTCATCGTCCCGGTGTGCTGTTCGGTGGCGCGAAGTATTCGCAGACATCGGCTGCCCCCAACGAGGCGCAGATGTTGGAGTCTCGTCAATACAGCACCGAGGAGATCGCGCGAGCGTTCCGTTGTCCGCCAGCGTTGCTGGGCGTGACGACTCCGGGCGCGATGTCGTATGCGTCCGTCGAGATGAACGGCATTCACTTCGTCACGTACTGCCTGCGTCCGTACATCGTCAAGATCGAGGATGCCTACAGCAACCTGATTCCCGGTGACGCCTTCCTGAAGATCAACGTCGACGGCTTGCTGCGCGGCGACCAGGCTACGCGCTACGCATCATTCTCGACTGGTATCCAGTCGGGCTTCCTCTCGATCAATGACATCCACCGGCTAGAGGACATGCCGCCGGCGGATGGTGGCGACGTGTACCGCGTGCCGCTTGCGAACGTCGATCTTGCTGCGGCGAACCTAACCGAGTTGGAGAAGAAGACCTCGATCGCGGTGAAGCTCGTGCAGGCCGGATTTGATCCATCCGCAACGCTTGCGTCGCTTGGCTTGGATGCGTTGCCGCATACGGGCTTGCCGTCCGTGCAGCTGCAAGGTATCGCGCAGGTTGATCCAGAAGATCCAGCGGCGGCGTATCCGGTAGCACCATGACGATGACGACGGCGCAGATCAGCGTGACGACATCGCCAACGCTTTTGTGTGCTGCTAATGCGATGGCGCAGCGCGTGACGGTTCACAATAACGAAAACAGTCAGCAAGTATTTATCGGTGATTCGGGCGTGACGACTTCGACGGGTATTCACCTGGACGGCAAAGAGGAGCGCCAGATCACGCTCAATCCCGGCGAGGGCTTGTGGGGAATCTCGGCGAATACGAACTCGGTCAGCGTGATGATTCAGAGGATGGGATAGAGATGCCGTACTTCATTAGCGATCAGCAAGATGATTGTGACGGATGGGCGACTGTCAAAGAAGAAGACGGCGCGCTACTGACAATCGGATGTCACGCATCGAAGCAGGACGCGGTTGACCAGATGGTTGCCGTGTCGCTCGCCGAGGATATGCAACCCGGTGGCGAGCGTGATCTGAACGGTCCCGCCGCAATCGTCGTTGATATTGATGGGACGCTGATCGCTGACAATGATGATCCGATTCAGAACGTCGTTGCCTTTGTGCGCGAATACACGGGCGCGGTGCTGATTGTGACCGCTCGACGCGAAGCGCGTCGGGATGAAACGATCGCCCAATTAGACGCTATTGGCGTCGATTACGAGCTGCTTCAGATGCGCGGCGATCGCACGCCCGAGGTTGTCTACAAAGCAGCGGTGATCAAGAACCTATTTGCCAATTACAACGTCGAGCTCGCGATCGACAACAACGCCGACGTGCGCGCTGAGTATGCTCGTATCGGCGTAACGGTGCTGGCACCCTCTGGCGTTGACCCGCAAGAATTGCCGCAGATGCTAGCGCGCGCGGTCGATCTCATGCTTCCCGAATACATCATCGAAGCCGCCGCGCGAGGCTTGGAGTATCACGCGGCTGGATTGTCTGGCGATGGTGTTGTCGATCGTACGATCCGCGAGGCTCGTCTGATGGCTGACGGCGAAGTATCCGAAGACAAGGTAATCCGAACGAATGCGTGGGCGGCTCGGCACCTGGTCGATCTGGACGCCGAAGATAACCGTGATCCCGAGGCTGAGGGATTCCCCGGCGCTGGCGCGGTCGCGTTCTACCTTTGGGGTATCGACGCGCTCGATCCCCAGCCGGCGATCGATTGGTTCGCTCGGAAAGCCGAAGCGATCAAAGCCGAGGAAGGTGACGCCATGCGCGGTGCTACCATTGACCCTATGACTACTGCCGTCGAGACTCGCCGAATCACCGTCAACGAGTTTGAGTTGCGCGACCTCGGCGAAGGCGACGGGATGGCTTTCACGGGCTACGCTGCCGTGTTCAATTCTGACTCTGAGCCGTTGCCGTTCATCGAGCGGATCGCGCCTGGCGCGTTTGCCAATTCGCTGGGATCGCGTAACGAGATCAAGATGTTCGTCAACCACGACACGACGCGCGTGCTGGCGTCAAAGCGTGCCGGTACGTTGCGACTCTCTGAGGATTCTCACGGCTTGCGCGTTGAGGCTGACCTTCCAGAAACGACAGACGGCAAGGATCTTGCCTACCTAATTCGTCGGGGAGATGTTGACTCGATGAGCTTCGGCTTCAGCGTTCCGAGCGGTGGCGATACGTGGTCGCCGGATGGTGCGACGCGCGAACTGCGCGAGGTGCGTCTGCATGAGGTGTCGATCGTGACGGCCTTTCCGGCCTACGGAGCGACGACCGCCGGCGTGCGTAGCCTTGACAACCTCGCCGCCGCGACTGGTGCCGACGCGGGTCTGCTCGATGCGGCGATCACGAAACTCGAAGCCGGCGAGATGCTGGACGACGATGC